ACGCCGGCCATCAAGGACCTGAGACAGAAGCTGTTGCTCGGCAATGTCGGTTCGATCAATCTTCAGATCGACGAGATCGGATCCAACCTGGTTGGCCAGACCGAGATCCTCAACACGTTCCTCGAGCTGTTCGATCAGGGCCGCGTCAAGCAGAAGCTGGTCAAGCATACGGCCGAGAACCAGAGGGGTGAAGAGCTCGATGGTAAGACGCCGGCCAACATGCTGCTGTTCGGTACACCGAGCAAGCTGTTCGACGGATCCCAGACCGAGAACGAGTTCTACTCGATGCTCGAGATTGGCTATGCCCGTCGCTGCATCTTCGGTCTGGGTCACTATGATGGCGCTGCCCATCATACCCTGGATCCGGTGCAGATTTACCACAACCAGACCCAGCCAGCCAACAATGCCCTGATCCAGAAGTGGGGCAACCACTTCCATGATCTGGCTGATCCGGCCATGCACAACTGGAAAATGTTGGTCGAGGATGATATCGGTATCCGGCTCACCGAGTATCGCATCTATTGTGAGCAGAAGGCTGCCAAGCTCAAGGAACACGATGAGATCCGCAAGGCGGAGATGACTCATCGCTACTTCAAGGCTCTCAAGCTGGCCGGCGCCTATGCCTTCTGTGACCAGAGCAATGAGGTGGAAATGGATCACCTCATGGCTGCGATAAAGCTGGTCGAGGAATCGGGTGAAGCTTTCCAGGGCATTCTCAATCGTGAGAAGAGCTACGTAAAGCTGGCCAAGTACATAGCTTCAGTCGATGACGAACAGACTCATGCGGATCTGCATGAGGCTCTGCCGTTCTACAAGAGCGGTCAGCAGGCTCGTAACGAGATGATGAACCTAGCAATTGCCTGGGGCTACAAGAAGCACATCATCATCAAGAAGACCTTCCGTGATGGGATCGAGCTGTTCCGCGGCGAGACTCTCAAGGAAACCAATCTCGATGAGATCCTGGTCTCCTACTCGGATCACTGGGCCTACAACTATCTGTGCGAGACGGCTTCGTTCGATCAGCTGCACCTGATGACCCAGGCAGAAGGTGTGCACTGGACCAATCATCACTTCCGTAACGGTCATCGTAGCGAGGAGAATGTGATTGCCGGCTTTAACCTGCTGGCAATCGATGTCGATGGTGGAGTCAGACTTGAAACAGCCCATGAGCTGCTCAAAGACTACAAGTTCCTGACCTACACGACCAAGCGACATACTCCCAATGAACACCGTTTCCGCCTGATCCTGCCGATCAATTACCAGCTCAGTCTGGATCAGGATGAATACAAGGAGTTCATGAACCAGGTGATGCAATGGCTTCCGTTCCCAACGGATGAAAGCGCCAATCAGCGATCCAAGAAATGGGAAAGCTTCGAAGGAGGAGCCTACCATTACAATGATGGTGAGCTGCTGGATGCCCTACCATTCATTCCTAAGACCAGCCGCAACGAGCAGCACAAGAAGGAATTCCAGCCCCTGGAAAGCCTCGACAACATGGAACGATGGTTCGCCCAACGGATCACCGCGGGCAACCGCAACAATCAGATGATCAAGTATGCCTTGGCTCTGGTCGATGGTGGTCTCAATTTCGTAGAAGTTGAGGCTCAGGTCCGCTCATTCAACTCCAAGCTCTCAGAGCCTCTGGGAGATGATGAGCTCTCCAACACCATCATGGTCACTGTAGCCAAGAAGGTTCAGTCCCTGGCTGCTTGAAGATCAAAGACTGTCAGTCTGTTTCTTGGTTCGCAGACTGACAGTCTCTCGTGGAACCAGAAGGAAAAACAATGACCACAGATATGAACGATCAGCTTGTGTTGATCGGTGGCTATTCGGGTGAAGGCAAGTCCGCATCACTCGTCAATATCCAGAACCAGGATCGTTGGTTCTACCTCAACTGTGAGGCCGGTAAGCGATTGCCGTTCAAGAACAACTTCAAGACCTTCCGGATCGAAGATCCCTATCAGGTCCAGGAAGCTTTCGATCACGGCACTGACAATGATGAGGTTGATGGCATCATCGTCGATAGCCTGACCTTTATGATGGACATGTTGGAAACTCAATATGTCATCAACTCTGCCAACACCCAGAAGGCATGGGGCGACTTCGCCCAATTCTTCAAGGTGCTGATGCAAGAGAAGGTGGTTCGCTTTGCTAAGCCGACCATCTTCACTGCCCACATGCTCGATGTCCTCGATGAAAAGGCCATGGAGATGAAGACCCAGGTCCCGATCAAGGGATCTCTCAAGAACAATGGAGTCGAGGCCTATTTCTCGACCGTTGTGCAGGCCCGCAAGGTGCCTCTGACCGAGCTGAAAGACTACGGAAACGAGCTGCTTACCATCACCGAAGATGATGAAATGCTCGGCTACAAGCATGTCTTCCAGACTCGGCCAACCAAGAAGACAGTCGGCTCACGTATCCGTTCACCAATGGGTATGTTCTCTAGGGAACAGACCTATATGAACAACGATGCTCAGCTGCTGTTGGACCATCTGAAGGCTTTCTACGGAAGCTGATCAGATCCACGAACGACAAAAACTGAAACAGAAAGAAATGAAAAAATGAGTATCCTTGGAAACCTGACAACGGATGGTCTCGAAGAAGCTCAGGATCGCCTGGGTGGCTTTGCCCCCCTCGATACTGACATCTATACCGGAACGATCAAGGCTGCCTACGCTGGCGAGAGCCAGGGCGGAGCCAAGAACGTAACCTTGCTGCTCGATCTGGGCGGCCGGGAATACCGGGAAACCATCTACATCACCAACAAGAAGGGTGAGAACTGGTTCACCAACAAGCAGGACCCGTCGAAGAAGGTCCCGCTGCCGGGCTTCACCACGATCGATGATCTGTGCATGGTGACCACCGGCAAGGCTCTGAGCGAACAGGCTGTTGAGGACAAGGTTCTCAACATCTGGGATCCAGAACAGAAGAAGGAACTGCCCAAGTCGGTTCCGGTTCTCACTGAGCTGACTGGCCAGGAATGCATGGTCGGCATCGTCAAGCAGACGGTCAACAAGAACGAGAAGGTCAACGGCGAATACGTCCCGACCTCGGATACCCGTGACGAGAACGTGATCGAGAAGGTCTTCCACGGCCCGACCAAGATGACCGTTCCCGAAGCCAAACAGGGCGCCGAAACCGCCGTGTTCCATGACACCTGGATCGCCAAGAACAAGGGTGTCACCCGCGATCGTACGGTCCGGGATATCAACTCCGGTAAGTCTGGTTCTCCGGGCCGTGGATCCAACACTCCTCCGAAGTCTGGTGATACACCTGCACGCAAGTCGCTGTTTGATAGCTAAGACTTCACACATACTCGTGGTGAGAGTAGGGTGGCCTTCATGAAAGTGAGGGCCACCCTTTATGTGGACTATCAATCTTCCGGTAAGTGTTCCCGTTAGCAAAAGAAAACGGTTCCCACTCAACATCAATCACTACCGGAATGCCCACCATCAGGTCTTGGCCAAAGCCAAGCGAGCTTTCTCTGAGGAGGTTTACCCCAAGCTCAAACATCTCCCGCAGCTAGATGCTGTGAAACTAACTTACACCCTGTTCGTTGGGACAGGTCACCGCACAGACGTATCCAATGTATGTGCAATCGTTGATAAATTCTTCAGCGATGTGCTGGTAACCTCTGGGCGGATCGAGGATGACAACTACAATGTTGTCGTTTCGGTTGATTATCGCTACGGAGGTATCGACAAAGTTGATCCGAGAGTAGAGGTCACGGTCGAGCCAGTAGGAACAATACACGAACTCACCACAAGCAAGGAAGAAGAAATGCAAATCACTATCATTCAGTCCGAGATTGAGACTGCCATTCGCAATTATATCATGAGCCAGATCACCGTTCGTGAAGGCCAGCGAATCGACATCGATCTCAAGGCTACCCGCGGCCCTGAAGGCTACCAGGCTGTCATCGACATCGTTCCCGAAAACACGCCTGCTCCGGTTCGTAAGAACACCGAGGAAGATCAGCCGGCTGCCAAGGATCAGAAGGAAGTCAAGGAAACCCCCAAGCCAATCGCCAAGGCCAAGCCCTTTGCTGCCAAGGAAGACAAGTCCGAGGTAGTGACCCAGGAGGTCGGAGAGACCCCCGCAGCTGAACCTGAGACGGCTCCGGAACCGGAAACCGAAGCTGGAACCAAGGCAAATGAGACTGCCAAGGATGAAGCTCCCGAGACTCCTCCGGCCTCCAACACTCGATCGATCTTCGCCAACATGAAGAAGCCGGTTAACGCCTAATGGGATTCACCAGGATCCTGCTAGTCGGGGTCCTGGTCATCGCAGCGGTCATGATCCTGGCAACTGCGATCGTTTACTCGGCCCCCTACATAGCCGCATTCATCATCCTGGTTCTCGTCGGCAAGTTCCTGCTCTGGAAACTAGACAGGAACCAGGAAGACAATCAACCACCAAAACACTAGATACAGATTCGGAAGTCCCTGGTTCTAACGCGACCCGGACCAGGGGCTTCTTGATTGAGATGGATCGTCATCCCGCATGTGCCTTGGAGTTCGTGAAGCCAAGGCAGTCCCCGTATTCCCCGATGAATCGAACACTCGTTCCGCCGACTTCCAGTCGAGGCCTAGCGGATCAGGTTAGTAGAGGAGGGGTTACGCAAGTGCCGACAAGGGCGGCTTAGGGGATGGAAGCAGTGTGAATTAACACATTAGTCTCACGGCGTTGCCTACCCGACGGGGAATACACAGCCATACGAAGCCTGAAAGTGAGCGCCTTTAAAGGTGGGCAGCGAGTATGGTCAACGGTGGAATGTTAGGCAGATCATGTCAGGGTGTCCCGGTTCGATCCCGTGGCAAGAGTTGACGATCCTACTCAATCAAGATTATATCCAACCTACCGGGCTCGACGCTTCGGTAATCTCAGGGCCGGTTGCTGCTACAACAGCTCCGGCCCATTTGATATTCAGATTCACCATCGATCACCGACAGCCGGGAGGCGAAGGCGCCACAGCTCCCGGTGATGAGTTCAAGTCGAAGCCGAGGATAGATTACAACCCGGCACACAACCATAGGCCGACGGGCTGTTGTGTTCAGTCGGTGGTCGTTGGTGAATCTGATCACGAGGAAGGCCGGTTCGATTCCGGCTCGTTGGCCGAGAGCTGGTGTAGCACCGGGGTTCGAGTCCCTGGAGGCAGCGTATCGAAGCTGCGACGTTATGTCCCTCATGGTTAAGGGACGGCCACATCCAAGGCCTAGCTCGATTGGGTTAACCAGATGAGCTTGGCAGGATGGGGGTGCTGGGGAATTCGAACGCCACCAGCACCCCTTTCATCAATTGAACAGATTGACCCAGGGATTGAGACTGATCGAACTGAAGGCCTGGCCTGGTCCAATCGAGTATCCCAACCGGTTATCCGCAGCCACAGCAAACAGGTTGTCACTGACCGGTGTACCGATCGATCCCACCAGATCCGGTGTCGGAATGATCCCTGCAAGCAATGCCTGGAGTGGATTGTTCTGAAGCGTACTGATGGCTACCTTCACAGCTCTGACCTTGAAATTCCAGAACCAGAGAAGCCCCATATCCTCGAGGTATCCCCTGGTTCGACCAGGGAGACGATCGAAGTTGATGAACTCTTCGCTGATCCTACCCAGTGCTTCGTCGACAGGAACCTTCTTACGCTTGGTCAGGTCATCATACAGCACTGCCTTGGCCAGGAAGTCACCATACTCGACAGCCTTCTGGAGACCCTGGAACAGGGCCGTATCCTTGGTGACCACTGCATAGCGACCAGCCGTCTTCACCGAAGCCGGCAGCTTATCCACCTGGGTCTCGATGTAGTCTCCCAGCCGACCCTTGAGCAGCAACTGATCATCGTTACGGATCGCCGCTTCATTGATCGAGGAAAACTCACCACGCTCAATCAAGGGCCAGATCGACAGGCGCCGATGCGAATCCTCGATCGCCTTGATCCGCAGGCGCAGCTTGCGTGAGAGCACGATATTGTTCTCGGCCGCTCTGAGCTCTGCTTCGAGATCGATCTTCTCCAGATTGGTTCTGGCATACATCTCGATCTCAGCAGCCTTCCGGGTCATACCGCGGACGATCTCCGTAATCGGAACACCTACCGCGGTGAGATGCACTACGTTGGACAGCAGGTTGGCCACAGGAACCACAACAGAGCGGACAACCACCGTCACACGGGCTTCCGCTGCCACACCCTTCACAATCTTCTCGGAATTCACCAGCATCCGGTAAGCATCCTTACCGAAGATCCCGGTTGTCAGGGTCTTCAGATGCTTCTGCATTTCCGGATTGATCTTGCTGTTGCCCGTCCAGATATCGCTGATTGAAGCCGATCGATAGCCCACCGCATCGTTCAGCATATCCTTGCGAACCATGAAGCCGGCATCACCATAGACACTCTCGATGTAGGCACGGGTCTCAGGCGTGAACAAACGTACCGCATCAGCCACCACCGGATTGGCCTTGAGCACACGCTCATCAGTCAGATCGATGAACTCGTTCTTTTCGTGATCCTTGGCATTGTCCCAGACATCAAACAGATTGTTGATCAGCTTCTGGTTCATTTTCCAGGCCATCTCTTCTTCAACCTGGCGACCACGCCAGATTCCAATGACCTCACCCAGATGGGTATTATCATTGAGCCGAGCCTGCTGGACAGGATCGATCGACCGCTCATAGGCCACCACGTTGTTGTTCTCGTCATAGACGGGAAGCAGCGGCTCGGTGGCCTTATCATTTTGTGAGCGACCCCTCAAAGCCCTGGTAATGGCATCTGGATCGGTAATACGACCGGCCACCGGTACACCGATGCTGAACCCGCTTGAAGGATCCACACCATAGGCCGTGCGCCTGACGTTCTGCATGATACCCTGTTCGAACGGAGCACGGGCAGAGACGGGTGAGAAATAGTAGCTCATCCGCGGCAGACCACGCTCCGCCTGGGAACCAGAGTAAGCACCAACCCTGACATATCCACGCTCGGTCAAAGAGGCATGCTCACTGTCCGGACGAACCTTGAGATCGATCCCACCTTCACTCTCGGTCTGGGCATATCCCTTCCAGTGATTGATCCGCACACGCTCACCCATGGTGGCCTTGTGCAGTTCATCCCGGCGCTGACCATTGAGGTAAGCAAACACGAAGCGGATACCTTCAGCTTCGCTATGAGCCAGATCAGAAATGCTCTCCTTGGTTCCATCAGGCAGGCCATCCAGCGCATAGAGCGTCACCAGCTGATCGATCGCAGAGACCAAGGCTTCTGCCGGCTGACCTCTAAGGCGCCGGCCTTCACCAGGAAGCTTGGCAATCGCATAGGCATTGCGCAGCATATTGCCCGAGACCTTGCCGGTGTTCATCCACTCGGCCAGTTCCTTGCTCTTCTTCTGGATCAGATTGGCATCATTACCAGCCAGACTGGAGACCGTCTCCTCGAGACGGCTAATCTCCGTGGAAACCTGGCTCATATCCTGAAGCAGGGCCATGATCTGGGCTTCGCTCATCGAATCCCTGAGAGCTGCCAGATCCGTGCGAGCCAGGCCCCTGTAGAGCTGGGTCCACTGCTGATCACTCAACTTCTTGGAGAACATCTTGGAAATCTTGACCGGCAGCTCCCGGCGATATTCCTGACGCACTCTCTGAACCATGGAGCGAGACAGCTTGATTAGGTCATAGACCGACGCATTGACATCGGTACGGCCAATCATCTCGTTAACGATATCGTAGAACGGCTGCCAGATATTGCTCTGGTTGATCAGGTGGATCACACCCTTCTTGAGATCATTGAACTCATCAGCACTGGCAGTAGCCGCCGCAATCTGACCAAACCTGGCTGCGGCTTTAACCATCTTGTTGTTGGAAGCCTTCTCGACATCCTTGAGCTTGCTCACCGCCTTGGACGCATACTCGTCCTTGAGATCCACCAGCTTGGTATTCAGCTTATCCACAGCATTACCCACAGGGGTAGTAACCTGATCCAGGATGGTTAGCTTCTCTTGCTCAGACTTGAGCATTACCTGCATCAACGAATCCATCGCCTGCTGAACATTGCGGACATTGCGATCTTCACCGCTGAAGTAGCGTGAGACATTGGTCATTGCCTTGTCGGCATAGACACTCAGGGCATCATCGAGAGAGCCAATCTGCTTCTCGATGGCCTTGGGCAGCTGAATATCCTTGAGAATCTCCCTGAACTGATCGTCGACATTGGCCAGAGCCAGAAAGGAAGCGAGCAGGGACGATCGACCGAACTCGTCGGTCTCGGTGCCATAGACACCCATCAGCATGTTGAACTTGTCCTGGGCCTGCTGGCGATCGGACATATCGTCGGCATCAGGATCTTCCATGAAGTGCTCGACCTTCAGATCCTTGACCACATGCTGATAAAGCTCCTGAGCTCGAGCCATGGCATTGGGATCTAGCTGGATCTCACTCATGAACAGACCTGTAAGCTTGGCAAACAGGGCATTGGCCTGGGGATCCATCCGGAACCCATGTGCCAGGAACTGTGTCTGGGTGCCGGCCGCATATTGCAGAGCCGTCTGCATCTTGTTGTTCCGGTCTTGGATCACTCTTGGATCGGAATCCTGACCAAGGAATGTCGTAACCTTTTCATCCAGCTTGCTCTCAATCTGAGCCAACCGGTTATCCTGAACCGACTGCTTGAGCTGGATGGAACCAGAGACAGGAACAGTCCCAGCTCGTTCGAACAGGAGCTCGGTATTGAACCTGAGGTTCGACCACAGATCATCACCCACGAACGGTGCCTTAGCCCGTCCCCAGATGAATTCTTTGATCGCAACCAAGGCATCCTTGGCAATGCGCAGGAGCTTGTCGATCGTCGTCTGCTGTGCCTGTCGGGTCAGATCCTGATTGGCCAGAACCCAAGCCATGAACTCATTCAAGGCTGCTGCCCGGCGTGCTTCGATGGGAAGAGCCTGATTGGTCATCTGGCTCAGGATCGTATGATGGGTATTGTTGTAGGTAGCTTGTATCCTCGGTGACAGGGCGACATCATCACCCAGCTTGAGCCATTCATCCATCAGTCCATCGATACGTTCGATGGCATCTCGTTCCACCTGGTTCAGTGACGAAGGATCGTTGAAATAGGCATAGACCTTCTCAAAGGTTGCCGCATGAATCAGCTCATGAACCAGGGTCTCGGACGAAGCCGAATTGAGGAAGATGGTCTTGCTTGCCATGTCGACGAAGCCCTTGACCATCTCACCAGGAACCGCACTGACACCATCGATACCTTTGGCCTTGGCATAAGCAGCCGTCTGCTCAGGCGTACCCATGACAATTCGGTAATCACCCAGCGTCAGACTCTTGCTTAGAGACCTCAAGAGGACCTTGTGCTCCTTGGGAACATTGAGCTTTTCGATCCAGGAAGACAGACCAGTAGCCCTTAGGATCCTGGCGCCAGATGCTTCATCTACCCCAGAGATCCTGACCAGATCTTCCTTGATGTCCTGTGAGACCGGCTGGATCTGCCGGATAGCATCCAGCTTCTTCTGGTAGCGCAGATTGAGATTATCCAGCACCTCCTGGAAATCTGTTCCCAACTCAACCCCATCACTCTTCACATAGGGTGCTTCAGCGCCGGCCATGTGATCGATCGAGACGTTGCTTTCAGCCAGGACTTCATGACGAGCCTGGGCTTCTTCACTTAGCGCCTTGAGCTGATCAGCTAGATCTTTGATGCCATCAATCACATCACTCTTGGATGCTTTCCTAGCTTCCTTGCGACCCAACACGGCCTCAGCCAGAGTGTTGAGTGCAGGACCCTCGATCGCATTGAGATCGGTATCCCGGACAAAAGCAGAAAAACTATCCGATACAGAACCAAGGGGATTCTGTGTCCAGCCCATGAAGACGGCTTCGTTCACCTGCTGACTGTCACTCTCAATATTAGAGAGTGGCATGTTCCAGCCGTCGAACACATTGAGACCAGTCAGACCAAACTCACCGACAATGTTCTGCATCATCTGACCATCACCGGTGCCGATGACCACGGTCGGAATGACCTTCACCTTGGGATTGACAGGACCATAGAGATAACCTGGTGTCTCAAAACTGACAGACAGTTCACCCTTTGGTGCGTCCGAGATAGACGCTCTAGCGAAATTGGTATTCTTCATTTGGGTCTTGTCAGAACCAGCAACAAAGAATGTCTGGGTATCAGTTTCAATCAGTGGGCTCAGGTGCCTGAGCTTGGAATAGATGACATCGACTTCATTCTGCGAGAGGAAATCCGACCGCTTGAAGTTGGGATCAGCCTTCTGCTTTGCATCGAGAGCCTTCTCGACTTCCTGCTGGAATGCCCATTCCAGGTAAATCGACTGGACCTGGTTCGCCCGGAGCATGACATCCCGGCCATTTTTGGTCTCACCGATCGAAACATCAATTGCATCGCGCAGCTGATCAACGAACAGCTCCAGAACCTTGTCCCGCAGGATATTGGTTTCAGCACGACTGAAGGTGAAATCGATCAGCCGGCGATCATCAAGTTTGATCCCGGTCAGATCCTTGAGTGCCTTGAGCATGTCCTGCGAGATATTTTCCTGCGAGATCTTCTCGTAGAAACTATCGATCAGGGCCTTGGTCACCTTGTTGGCGATACCGGTAGCACCAGAGCCATAGATGGTGACAGTCAGGGGATTTTTGGCAATGCCGCGATCGATCTCAAGAACACCGGTTTCAGGATTAAAACGCACATCTGAAGCAAGCAATTCACCCATCAGAATCGACAAGTTGTTGAGATCCTGGAGCTCAGAAGGATCACCAATTGACATGCGGAAATCGGCCATGATTTCCTGAAGCTTCTTGGTCGTGGTCTCGTAAAGATCGACCTTGTTCTCACCACCCTGGGCAATGAAATCATTGATACTCATCTTGGTTGAACCAAGGAACAGACCACCCTTGCCAACCAACTGGATCCACTCAGGCGTGAACTCTCCGGTGGCCAGGTGAACCAGGGCATTGATCGGACCATCGGTCACACCATCAGCTTCAAGGTAAAGCGAGGTGGTGAAGCTCTTGCGAGCATCCTCATCTGCTAACCTGAAACGAGCATATTCCATCAGCGAATGGACAGCAGCTGGTGTAGATTCCTTGCCCAGAGTTACTCTCAGGGTTTCAATCTGCTCGATCGACAGGCTCTTCTTACCCTTGGTTCCAAGCCAATTTTCCATGATCTTGATTGCATCAGCCAGCTCTCCATCGAGGAGATCCAGGACCTCATCGATCGAAGTCTGGCGCGGCTGCTTATGGATCTTCGTGCCTAGATGCTGAGCAATCGCCAGCAGGAAGGCATCCAATTGATCACCATCTTGGGAGAGATCCAGAGTGGACCGAGTAAGGAGCACAACCTCGCGGATAAGCTTGTTACCCTGAGGATTGTTACGACCCAACATCTGGAGGCGCCCAACGCTGGTGTAAGCATATTCATAGAACACCGGGACATCCGTGATGTCCTGCCCCAACTCCTGAGCCTTGGCCGTGATCTGGAGCTTCAGGCTCTTCAGTGTCTGATAGGCCGAACTCAGGGTACGGTTCTTGTCTTCAAGCGAAAGCTTGTGGTTGACATTCAAACCCTCACGTTCGGTATCACCTGAACCAAAGAGAGCCAGTATCCCAGTCTCACCGAGCCCATCGTAGAAATTTGCCATGTCCACATTGACGTAGGACGGCATGTTCTGACTGGCTTCAATAACCTTGCGCTGCTGCTGTGTCGTAGGCGCCATAGGATTGCGCATCTGGTGAGGAGCAATCCGTTTCGAAGGTTCGCCCAGGTAGAACTCATCTTCAGGATTTACTGCAACCAGATTCTCGATCGCCGTCGGAAACTGAGCCAGGGTATCGAACAGGGCATCCAGATCCTTGGAGCTGTTACGCACTACCTGAACGTAGGTCTCATCCTTGGCCTTGCCCCAACGCTCGAACTTAATGACACCAGCTTGTTCGAGTGCATGTAGAACTTCGGCCGCCATCGCTTCGGGAATACCCTTGGTATAACCCATGGGTGCATCCCGATTGGTATTGAGACCCCAGTAGCTGCTGATCATGTCAGCTAGGCCCAGCTTCGCTTCCGTGGGTGAAGATCCACGGTTGAAAAACTTGAGTATGTCCTCTGTGACCTCATGCTCATCAATGTTCAGATCACTGGCTAGCTTCTCAGCATCGCGATAGCGGGCCTTATCCATGCGAGTTAGGACCCACTGGAGACCAGCCATGATCGCTGCATGTGCCAGCTCAGGGTTGTAAACCAGATCGCCTTCGGCATCCTGCTCAACGATGTTGAGGTTCTTACCACGGACCCAGCTGTTGACCTTTGTATCAACACCACTGCCAAGCAGGGCTTGCCCTACTGTTCCCAGATTGGGATCCTTGTCGCTGATATTCTCGGCCAGGAACTTGTCTAGCCGATCGTGAAGTTTGATATTGGCTTGCTCACCTAGACCCAGATACTGAGCATAGGCATTGCCCAGCTCACGCGAGATCAATGCACCCTTCGAACTTCCGGAGAACATCTGGTAATTCTTGGCTGATTGGAAAGCAGTATAGACCTTTTGAAAGATCTTATCTCCAAGTCCTTGGAGATTGGATTTCTTTTCTTTAGGCGCACGGAAAGCTTCACGGAACCAATTCTTAACTCCAGCTTCCTGGTTCTCAACTAGATTAGGATAGAACTCTTCACGAGTTTCATCCTTTTCTTTTATTTCGTTTGGTTCTGTTTGTTCGGTCTGTGCCTTTGCCTCGGTAGATGTTGCGCTGGCGCGAACATCTACCTCGCCTCCCGTGTCCTGGCTGGGATTGGGAGCCTGTTCCGGTTCTGGTTCCTGAGTCTGAGTCTGTGCTTCAGTGGTTTCCACTGAAGGCATATCCTTCACCACATCAAGCAGCGTCTCGATGTTGGCATCCAGCTTCTGGATCCGGACCTCAGCATTGTTATCACGAGCAGCCATCCACTGGTGATGACCATCGAGCACATAACCATTCGATGAGACCAGGATAGCCCGATCACCACCCTTGAACTGACGGGCTTGTTGGACCTTCTTCTCGGAGAATTCCTTCTGGGTCGGCTTCAAGCTTGAGGCCGGAACCACCTCTTCCTGGGAATTGATATCCCTTGCCTTGAGGAAATTGACCAGAGCACCTCTAGCCTCAGACTTGATCTGTGGCATATCAGCACGAGGAATGCCCAGAGATCCACTCTCAGGAGCAAAAGCTGTCCATTCCTTGTCGATTTTCTTGCCGCGGATATCAGGCGCTGAGGGAGCCTCTGGTTCTACTACCTGTGTAGGAGCAGGGCTTGCCTCAGATTTCTGGGAGCCAGAAATCTTCGCCTCCGGCTGCGCAGGCTGCGCCTGCGGTTTTGGAGCTACTGGTGTAGCCTTTGCTTCTGTCCTTGCCTTGGCTGTACGACGAGCGAACTCCTTGGCCGGCACTTGCAGCAGCTCTGGAGCCAGGGAAGCAGGAACAACTTCTTGAATTCCCAGCTCGGGAAAAACCCTGGCCAGATTATTGGCAAGTGTAATCACCGCCTCAGCATCCATCGCTACCTTCTGGGCAGTCTCGACATGCCGGTAGTTGGTCGGATTGATGTAGGCAGGTGGTGCCTTGTACCACTCACGGGTATTGGGATTGGACGCCTGGTAAGGCACGTTCACACCCCGATTGGATCCATCCCACTGTTCGAAACTCTTTTGGAGAGCCTCAACCTTGTTGCTCATCGACTGAGCAAACTGCATGAAATCCTGGAGATTGGTTCGAGCTTGCTCGATATTACCAACCGCCATGGCCTTGGTCACATTGCTAGAATGCTGAACCAGGGAAAGAGCACGAGTGCTTTTATCCTCGGTATTGGCCCGGATTTCCGCGGAGACAATATCCCTCGGCTTGAGGCCCAGTATCTTACCCTGATCGGTATGAACCTGCTTCGCCTGAACCAGTGAGGAAGAAGCTCTGAGAGCTCCCAACTGTTCCTGGCTCAGCTCGAGGTTACCATCCTCAGCATGCTTGAGGACAACCTTGACGGCTTCGGGATCGACATTGGCAGGATTATGGACGGCAGTGCCGACAACAGCCTGAACTGTTTCCTGACCCTCGGGGGTCTGGATCGCATCAACTGAAAGCTCCTCAGGCTTGGGAGCAAGCTTGATCTGTGCGGCAGCCTGGATAGCCTTGGCTACTTCAGGATGCTGGAACAAGGCGCCAAAAGCACCTTCGATCTCACGCACCTTATCAAGCACCGGATGATCTTCTACCGGGAAAGCCTCGATCGCAGTGTTGGTCTTGAGGAACTCATCGAGCAGGAAATTGGCAGCAGTTGCCTTCTGGGTCTCGGTAGCCTTGTCACTGGTGATAACCTGAGAAACCTTGCGCAAGGCATCGAGCTTATCCTTACTGCCGGCAATGATTCCCTGGACACCGGCAGGTGCACTTCCAATCTGGTTCTCGTCGAACTTACCGAGATCCAGTGCCTGGGAAACCTTGGCTTTCAGATCAGCCTTGGCTGCATCGTCTAACTCGAGATCATCGATCGCAAGATCTGCCTGTGCCCGGATCTCCGGTTCAGCTGTCTGAGCAGCGGTGAAAGCAGTCTCGATCGGAGCAGCAGCCTCGGCATCACGTTCGGACTGGATCCGCTCACCACGGGCCATAACCTTATCGACACCAGCCACGGCCAATCGGCCGGCACCCTTGACCGTATTGACAGCACCTTGGACAGCAACACCAGGAGCCTGGAGCACAGCACCCGTACCGAAGCCACCGAGAGCACCCAGACCAGCCTGTTCACCAACACCCTCAAGCGTATCTTTGTCAGCATCAGCAAAGGCCTCGATGGCCTTGTTACCAACATACTGCCCACTGGCTCCCTGAGCAGCTTCCTCGACCGCTTCCTTGATTACATTGCCTGCCGCACCGCGGAGGGAACCAACGGAAAAAGGATTGGCTTCGAACTTGGATGTGAGGAGACCAGTGGCTGCACCGATCGGCGCCTGGATTGCACCTGCTACCAAACCCGCCGCATTGGCGATCTGACGCTTGGCTTCATCAGGAGAGATACCTTCAGCAATCAGCTGGCGATAATCTTCCGATCCCTTCATCAGCTGATCATGACCCATAGCCATGACTTCATTGGTGGTCTGAGTGTAAGCCCCGCCACCTTCGAGCGCACCGATGGCTACAGGCATTGCTGCCATACCAAGCTTGGCCAGCTTCAAGGCCTTACCGATCAAACCACCACCGAACATGGAACCAATACCAGTGGAGATCGTGTCGCTGGCCAGAGCACCATCTTCAAGAGTATAAGCAGCACTATCGAGTGCATCCCGGCCGATCCGCTCAAGGTTGGCCATGAAGCCTCCACCTTGCTGATCAGCCCGGTCTTTATTGATCTTGTTCGAGAGCTCCTTGTCCGTGGTATATACCCGGCGCCGGTTGTTCAGAGCTGCACTTTGAGCATTCTCCTGAACCCAGCGATTGGCTTCATCGATCTTGGTGGCGGCGTATGTGCCGGCCCTGTCATTGACAGCACCCAGACCCATGGCTCCGATATTGGCCTGGCCTGTGACAAACCCGGAACCAATACCAACCGTGGCATCCATGACCGAATCACGTTCTCCGACAGCAGAGAACCGATCGTTGCGGTTAGGAGCGATACCACTCAGCAACCGGCTATTGCGCATTTGCTGTGCACGGGCAGAACCATACTTGGTTCTAAGAGCATCGTTGCCCAGATAAGACAGGTCCTGGGAAACCTCATCATCCAGACCCGCCTCAGTCCCATTCTGCTGGGCTGCGGCAATCCGATACATCTCATCTGGACTGGGAACACCACCCAAATCCTGGCGCTTGGTCACACTTGCTTGGCTGACCTCAGCGCGCTTCCTCTGACTTGCACCATACTGTGCAAGCAGATCAATGGATTTGCTCATGTGTTACCCTTAATGTTTTACTATCGACGACGAAGATAGAATGGAACTTCAGGCTCCGGAGGAGGCATAGTTCGTATGGCCCTATCCCATGCCGACTCCAATTCTTTTTTCGTCATAGGCTTTCTCGGCGGAGCAGCCTTAGGAGTAGTGGCTTTCTTCTTTGGCGGTGGAGCCGGCCTTGAAGGATCTGCTCGAAGTGCAGAAGCGGGATCATCAATAGTAGACTGAACACCCTGAAGCTGGGCTTCCAGATTCTGGACCAGCAACAATTCCTTGGTAAGGTTGACCTTCTTACCAGCCTGTGCAGCCTGCTGCTTGGCTTCAAGACGCGCACGAGCAACATTAAGCTTAGCTGTGAGATTACCCTCAGCCGCCGAAGCAGTACCCTGGGCACCAAGGTAGCTAAGAGCATCATCCAGATTACCATTTACATAATCGGATGCCTGAGTGCGGACCTTGGTCTTATCATAGACCAGACCACCACCAAGCTCATTGCCTGATCCAAAGATAGGATCACGGAGAAGATTACCCCAAAATCCTTCTCGGGCAGTTCGGGAGCCATGGTTCTCTATGATCAGCTTACCGATCATAGTCGCATTCAGACTACTACGGGCACCACCACCCTTGGCTCCAACATTACGGAGCTCCGACTGTTCCCGTAGAATGGCCGCTTCCAGAGCATCAGCACTGATGCCTGGATTCTCCTTGGAAAGTTGGACAGCAACCGCACGAACATTGTTGCTACCCTTATCACCAATACTCTCTGAGAATATCTTAGCCAGGGGCACTTGGTTCGTGATTTCCTGAGTGGCCGCGGCGCGTGAAGTTTGGCGATCGGACTGAGTACCGGCATCACCCATGGCTGCACCGAGCAAAGCAGAAGCTTGCGAGGAACTCTCCCTGGAGGAAATCTCGTTACGGGCCTGCTCCCAAGGCATCTTACGAACGCGTTCAGCATCAGCCCGTGAGAGAGATACCCACTGCTTCTGTAGAGCTGCGGCACTTCCCCGATTATCTTCGAAGATTGCCCGAGCAATTTTATCCTGGTTCTCTACCGAGTAGGCTTCTTTCTGCCAGTTCGGACCCAGAACTTCCGGAGCATAGGATCGCAGGGTCGAACCAACGATCTGGTACACACCCATGGCGCTCGAAGCGACACCAGCCTTATTTACTTGCCGGGCAAAATCAGAAGCCTGACCAAGTGTTTTGACACTTGCAGGAACACTACCAAAACCCGCGGCACGGGCTTCATAATTCATTATCCGTGCAGCAGCTTCATTACCCGAAGCTTGTCCACCACCAGCTGTTGAACCTCCTTCAGAACCAGTGATAGAGCTATAATCCTTGGGTCCACCCCACTGCATCTGCTTGGCAACAATACCGTACAGACGAGGGTTACTACCTGCCAATTGACGCAACCGTTCTTGTGCATCAGCCTGGTCCTCGTAACCCCAGAGCTCACCTACGATGGTGTCAGCTTCTTTCTGAAGATTGCGATCCTCAACCGTGAAGCCGTGCATCTGAGCATCCCGACCTTCCCGAAGGCCGGCAAAATCCATATCCTGACGGGTATTGGACATATCCAAACCAGTACGACCAGCATTTTGAATGCTGCTGAACACCTCCAGTGCCTTGTTCAGACCAACTTTGGCAACCAGAGGATTGTTCGCAAGAAGCTTGGTGCCTTCAGCAATATCCGCCTCATTTCCGGATTGAGCCAGGGTAACTGCACGCAAGACTTCAGGCGTAAGAAGATCACTCGCCTCAGCCTGACCCTTACGACGGAAACCTTCAGCCTGTTCCAGCAGCTGCGGCGTACGTGCCATGATCGTCGAACGACTGGCGGCATTCAACCTGGGATCATCAAACTGTCCCGACTGGATCGCTGCCTGGAGAGCCTCAGGATCCTGGATCTTGAGGAGCTCATTCATCACCCGGTTGTTGACGTTATCGGTCTGAGCCTGATCAAAGCGTGCGATACCACGGTCGAGACCACTAAAGGCTCGATCAATCAGGTTGGCAAAATTCTTGTAGCCTTCCATCGCACCCGAGAAATCCGGGGCGTCGACATTACGCCAGGTGAGAGCAGCCATCAGTTATTCTCCTTGGCTCAGGGACGACGGCCAGTGACAGTGCGTTCCGGGAGCTTGTTGGCAGCAATATAAGCGTCAGCTTCAGATGCCGGCCGATCTTCGAAAGCGTAACGAGCTCGAGCTCTATCAGCGAGTGAGGTGTTGTAGCTCTGGATCTGGTTCGCCAGATTGGTGTTGGCGAAGTCCTTCTGGAAACGGAACTGCTTCTTGGCGAGACCAAGCTGTTTGAAACCAGCCAGAAGCGAACCGATCGTTCCCAATCCCTGGAGAGCAAGCTGCAAGGTAGGCACCGTCCTGCCACCACCGAAACCCAGCTTGCCGTCCCAACCAGCAGCTTTACCCAAGGCTGTGCCGGCAATATCACCCGCCATGCCAGAACCAAGGGAACCAGTTGCTCCCATGTCATTATCCCAGTCACCCATCATGTCGAAGGTAGGAAGGAAAGGTTTAGCTATTCCAGTGTTGTTTGTGCTTGTTGGCCCGAAATCCAAATCAGATGCCATCCAAGAGGTTCCAGCAGCCATATTTTAATCTCCAGTCGTCAGAGCCAATGGTGTCGCAGTTGTCAGTGATGCAAACTCAGACAGCATTGTATGGGTCAATTCAGCAATATCGGAACCAGTGAGTAGAGTTCTACCGAGGAATTGTGAAGGGGTCTCCATGAAATTGCCGAATATTCCTTCGGTTAAACTCAGTGGATCGATGACACCCATATCATAACCAATATTTTGGGCAAACAATTCCGAGATTTCCTCAGACTGTTTCGCGTAGTCTTTCATTAGATCTTGGGTCTTCTCAAAGACACCTTGAGCAGAAGCAGCCATAAACCCAACCACACCTTCACCGATCGCATTGGTGAGGCTGAGTAGACCAGTGGCACTGGTCATGTTGTTGAACATGGTTGACCAGGAACCGCCATTGGCAAAGTTCATGGTGGCCTGCATCGCGACCAGGCTGGCAACTGCTCCGATGATGGCACCAAGCTTCTCACCAAATACCTCGGTAGAGGCTTCCGTGATCATCTTGGCGACAATCATGGCAGCAAGGGCATTGACGGTGGCACCAACAATGATCGCAGCCAGACCCGAGAATCCCAGAGCTGCGCCTACGGCTGCGCCGGAACCAAGGAGACCAGCACCAGCTGTACCGCCAAACGGGGGCGCCACGATCGATATGACGATGATGGCAATGAACACGATCAGTTTGAAGAAACCGGTCGCATACCAGGGAGCCTTGACGATCTTGTAGGAATTCAGAACCAGATACTGACAGGCCGTGCACATCTGGGTCGAATCCACCAGCGACATCTCACGCACGGTGTCATAATGCAGGGGGACGATGAAACCTGATTCTTCAGTGTCTTCCAGGGCTTCCTTGGCTGTGATCTCAACCGACTTCTTACGATAGACGTTGTTGTGGTGGGTCAGGCCGATGATACGGAGCGACCGCCAGCTTGTTGCTGTCTGCTGCCAACACAGATCCACGATCGGCAAATCTACCGAGGAATTGTGAAAGGGTCTCCATGAAATTGCCGAATATTCCTTCGGTTAAACTCAGTGGATCGATGAC